CCAACACAGTTTGTTCAGCGCCGGAGAGCTTTTGCCCAGACAGGCGCTTCAGGCCCAGCCGGGTGACGACCTCCTGATCCATAACCTTAAGGTCGCGCAAGGCGTCGGTTCGGCGGTCCTGCAGCGCCCGGAAGCTGTCGGAAATGTCGCCGACGAAGCGGGCCATGGCCGCCAGGCTTTGCAGCAGGCTCAGCAGGACCGGGCCCAGGTCGACCAGGGCGCTCTTCAGCTCGACGTTGATCACCTGGCTAAGGGTCTCGAATTGGTCGTTCAGCTCGGATCCCCGGGCGATCAGGGTTGCGTCCATCACCAGGCCGGTCTGGCGGGCCTCTTCCCGGAAGCGGTCCAGGGCGTCGATCCCCTCGACCACCAGGGGCTTCAGCCCGTCCAGGCCCAGCTGGGAAATGATCGCGTCGCGCTGCGGGTCGTTCTTGATTTCGGCCAGGCGCTCGATCACGGCCCTAAGGGCCTCTTCGGAGGTCTGGAAGGCGTCAATCTGTTCTTTCGTGAACCCGATCGCCAGGAAGGCCCGCTGGCTCTTCTGCAGGCCTTGCTGGGCCTTGCCCAGGGTGACCGAGAACGCGGCCAGGGCCTCGTCTGCGCCCTTCTCTTCGCCGCCAGTCATCCGAATGGCGAAGCGGTATTCCTGAAGGGCGTCGGTCGTCACGTGCAGCTTGTTCGCCGTGTCGGCCAGCTCATCCGCGAAGGCGGCGGCGGCCCGGGCACCTGTCAGGGCGGCCCCCAGGGCACCGACCCCGGCGGCAGCCGCCAGGCCTGCGGGGCCGAGGGATTCTAGGGCGCCCCCGAAGAGACCGATCCGGGCCGCGCCGGAATCCAGCACCTTGAACCGGGTCGAGTCGAAGACCTTGTCGATCGCCGTGGTGAGGCTGGGCCGTCCGAAGAACTTTTCGAGGGACCCGGCCGAGGCCTCCATTTGCTTTGAGCGCGTCTTCACCACGCCCGAGGCCCGCTCGAAAGACTTCTCCAGGCCCCGGATATCGGCCGAGACCTGCAGCAGCAGGGCTTGTTCGTCCGTGCGCGCCATGGGGGGTCAGACCTTTGGGAAAAGCTGGCGGATCACCTTGCGGGCCGGGGCCAGCATCCGCCGCCGCATCGCCTTCTTGCGGGCCCGGTAGGTCGGCCAGAAAAAGGGCTGGGCGGGGACGTAGGCCCCACCCCTGGACGTGTGGCCGAACTCGACGTATCGGGCGTACTTGACGCCCTTCTCATCCTTGGCCCCGACGATGATCCGGGCACTGAGGGGCCGGCCGGGGACGGGGTAGCTTTCAATGCTGTCCCGCAGCTCGCCGGGGTTGGCCTCGAGGTCAGAGACCGGGCAGGCCCGCTTGAAGGCTGCGACCAGGTCGGCGACCTCCTGGTCGAAGGCCTGCTCAGCGGCCTCCTGGACCGCCGCCGGCAGGCGCTGCAGCTGGGCCAGGCGCTTTTCGAGGTTCTTCATTTGGGCCATCAGCTGATCGCGCCCTCGACGGCCTTGCGGAACTCATCATCGCTTGGAGCCGAGGGCCCCGGGGCCGGAAGGTTGGCAGCTCGCCAGCCCTTCCAGGCGGCGGCGAACTGGTAGGGCTCCCAGCCGTCAATGTCGGTCGGGGAAAAGCCCATGGCCGCCCCGGCCGCGTACAGGTCGAGGAAGCGGGTCTTTCCGTTTGGCAGCGGCGGACGGCCGTCTAGGCCTCCGCCGCTTCCGGCTCCCCCGAGGGGTCGTCCTCCGCCTCATCCGCCAGGCCGACGATCGCCTGCATCACAATCGCCAGGGCGAGGCCCGCATACTCGACGGCGGGGCCCTTGCCGGCCGCGACCGCCTCATCAAAGACCCGGCGAACGAGGGCGCCAGCCTCCGTCGAGGTCCGGCCGCCGCCGATCAGGCCGTAAAGGATTGGGGCGCGGACGTCGTCGAGGCGGGTCCGGCCGAGGGCTCCGGAGGCCACGGCCGCCATGAGCCCACCCGGCCCGCTCGCCCCCGCCTGGACCAGGGCCGCAAGCGGCGCGATCCGGGCGGCGATTTCGCCCAGGCCGGCGTCGCAGGCCTTCTCGACGTCGCGCCACTCAGCGACGCGCAGCCGGAAGGCCTGTTCTTCCAATCCGAACGGGTGACGGATCACGCGGCGGCGGCCCAGGTGAAGGTGCCGGCGGGGACCAGGGTCAGGGTGACTTCCTGGTAATCGCCGCGATCACCCGTGATTGCGAAATCCTTCAACAGCAGCTTGCCGGTGCCGACCCAGCCGCCGTTTGCGCCGGTACCTTCCTGGGTGAGCTTGGCGTTCTTGGCGACCGCCGCATTCAGCCAGGTGATGTAGGCATAGACCGAGGCCTTATCGACCTTCCCCGCGCCCGTGACCGTAAAATCGATCGACTTGGCCTTCCGGACAATCTTCGCCGGGGTCGAGGGCGAGGTGCAGTCCGGGACTTCCGTCTCAGTCATGTTGGTGACCCAGGTGATCCCGCGCGAGGTATTAATCAGGCAGGGATGGGTGAAGACTTCGGTTGCGGCGCCGTCCCCGATCAGGATCAGCAGCTTTTCGCCTTCGATAATGCCGACGTCGGCCATTAGAGTTTCTCCAGGGTGAGGGTCAGGCCGCAGGGGCCAGGCGGTAACGGAAGGTGACGACCGAATGGCTCGTCAGGCCGTCGACGTCGGTGAGGTGCTGGGGGCCGCTCTCGACGAAGACGCCGATCACGCCGAACCCGGCGACGGTCAGCTTGACGTCCAGGGCCAAGCAGACGGCGGCCATGATCGTCTTCGCCTCAACCTTGCCGACCTTCCGGCTCCAGACATGCACGGTGACGAAGATCGAGCTGGCGTCGTGGCAGGCGTCGGCCTCCGACGTGACCTGGTCCTCGCCGATCGCCACATAAGGAAAGGCGGCCGTGACCCGGCCGGCGGCGTCAACAGGCACCCGGTCGTAGATCCGGGCCGCGGTCCCGAAGGCGGTCGCCAGGGGGGCCGAGGCCGTGAGGGCGGCGAAGACCGCCGCCTGGACGGCAAGGGACGGGTCCTTCATTCGGCGGACCCTTCCTCGAGCTGCATCAGGACCCAGCGGCGGTCGCCGTCCAGGTCGCCGGTCCAGCGGATATTCCAGACCCGCTCGGGGTCGCGGACGTCGACCACGCGGTCGTCGGGGCCGACACTGCGGGTCAGGTTGGAAGACTGGACCCAGAGGTCGTAACCGGCCTTGCCCTGCAGGCGACCAGCGATCACGGTCTCGCCGCCTCGGGTCGGGGTCAGGTGCGCCCGGGTCTCGCCCAGGGCCCGCCAGTCGCCCTCAAAATTGCCGAAGCCGTCCGCCAGGTCTTGCCGGCGCTCAAACCGCACCCGGTCGCGCAGGTCAAAGCTCTTCACTTCAGGCGGTCCAGTAGGGGTCCGCCGCCAGCTGGTCGGCCTCGGCCCGCGACGGCGCGCGGATCTCTTGGCCAGCCCCGGCAGCGATCGCCGCGGCGCCCGCCTCGGCGGTCACATTGCAGCGCGTGGCGGCCTTGTAGGCGATCAGCCAGGTCGCACCCTCGGGGCGCCAGTCGAAGTCAGACGTGAAGGCGATCCACATGGGGCGGTTATCCAATCATATGCGCGGCCTTGCGGATCAGGATGGCGGCGACCCCCAGCGGGATCTCCGGGACCTGGCCGGGGGCCGTGGCGGAGGGGTTGGCGTACCAGTGCGCGGCGAGCATCAGGACCGCGCGCTTCAGGCCCGGGTCGGGGGTCGCCGAGCCAGCCGTGAAGGTCACCTTGACCGCCCCGACCAGGTCGGCCGTGTCGGGCCAGGTCTTGTTAAGGGCGGGGGTGACCCGGGCCGGCCGGGCGTCCAGGTCCACCCGGACATTCGTCAGGCTCAGGGTCTGGGTCGCGCCGGCCGTGTCCAGGTAGGTAATCCCGGTCACGGCCGTGACGGGGCCTAACGGGATCGAGATCACTTGGTCGTCGGGGAAGCCGTCCAGGCTCAGACGCCAGGTTGAGGGACCCAGGGCCAGGCCAATGCCCTCCGGGCCCTCAATATGGTTCTGGGCCGCGACGACCAGGTCACTTATCAGGTCGTCGTCGTCGTCGAAGTCCACCCGCAGGTGCGACTTCAGCTCGGCGGCGGTGACAATCGCCGCCGACGGCGCGGTCCAGGTGAGCCGGGTCCAGGCGGGGGTCATTCGGGAGTCTTCGCCTTGCGGGCCTTGGCGGGGGCGGTCTCGAGGCGCTCGGCCTCTCCGGCGGCGACCAGCTGCAGGACGCGGGCCTCCGGAAGGTCGCAGACCTCGCCGCAGACCAGGTCGGACGGCCCAGGCGGTACCCAGAGGATACGGACTTGCATGGCGGGCGCCTATCAGAAGGGGGGAAGAAACGGGGACGGGCGAACCCGCCCCCGTCGTATGGCCGGAAATCCCCGGCCGGGCCTTAGCTCGCCGAATTGGCGTAGTGCTTCACCGAGCCGCCGACGTCGACGAACTGGCCGCCCGAGCGCATCCAGGCGAGGAAGCCGACCTGGCCGAGCTTGGTGTAGGCGCTGTCCGTGAAGCGGAAGAGGCTCACGTCCATCACGTCGCGGATCTTGTAGTTGGAGAAGTCCCCGAAGAGGATCGACTTGGCGCTTGCGGCCATGGCCGCCACGTCCTGATTCACCACAAGCGGCGAGCCCAGGAGGGTGTCAGGCACGCCGCCGGGGACGCCGACCTCGTAGCCAGGAACGAAAATCGGCCGGGACTGGCCGTCCTTGATCTTCCGAACCGACCGCACGGTCAGGTCGTTCATCATGAACTTCCCATTCGCCCGATAGGCAGGGTCGACCGAGTGCTGGAGGTCGACCAGGTCGTCGTAGGTGACCGAGGTCGTCTGGCCAGTCGCGCCGGTCTTGCCCGCGCTCGAGGCGGTGACGATGCCGTTCGGCTGGCTTGAGCCGCTGCCCGTGGTGAAGTGGGTGTTGGTGATCCGGCCCAGGCGCGTGGTCAGGCGGTTGCGGACCAGGGCTTCCACGTCAACCGAGGCGTCCTGCAGCAGCTCGTAAGGGACCGCGACGATCTTTGAGGAGTACTTGTAGGTACTGAGGGTCTTGACGCCGAAGACCACGTCCGCCGAGGTCGCGGTCGTGTTTTCGCCGATCAGCTCGCCGACTTCAGACGTACCGTCCGAGGTCGGATAGTTGATCGGGTTCCCCTGGGCGGTCTGGATCACGTCGGCAACGGCGCGCATCCCGCCGTAGGCCTTCAGGGCCTCGAGGATCGAAGTCGCCACTTCGGTTGCGACCGTGTAGCCGCCTTCCGAGTTGGTGGTCGTCGACATGGTGTTCTGGACCACCCCCCAGTCGGCGGCGTTGAGGGCGCCGTCGCCGCCGCGCAGCCACTTGTGGAAGACGGCGCGGGGATCGCCGCCATTGTCGCGGACGGCCCGGGCGGTCGCCTCTAGGGCGCGGCCCTCGAGGGCGTCAGAGGCGACGCGCTCGTTCAGGGCCGAGATCCGGCCGATCTGGGCGTCGATCGCGTCGATCTGCGCGATGTTGGCGTCGTAAACGGTCTGGTCCTCAGGGGTCCAGGCCTTGCCCGTTTCCATGCGGGCGCTCAGCTCTTTGGCAAGGGCGCCCCGCTGTTCGCGGAGGTCCTGAATCGACTTGGTCATTTATGGGGTCCTCGGGTGATAGCCGGGTATCTCCCGGCGGGATGTCTGCTCGCGCGGGGGCGCTTAGGCAGGGGTGCAAAGCAAGCGGACGGCCAGGCGGCGCTTCCGGTGCTCAATCTCGATCTGGGGGTCGGCCTCGGCCTGGACAGGCTGGGGCTCGGGGGCGAGCTGGGCCGCGACCGGCTCAGGCGCAGGCGCCGGGGCGTTGTCGTACACGCCGAGATCCCAGGCGGCCTGGGCAGCGGCGGGCTTGGCCTCCGACACGCGGTCGGCGAGCTTGGCCTGGACCGCCTCGGCAGCCGTGTACCAGGTCTCTGCGGCCATCAGGGCGGCCCACTGGGCAGGCTCGCCGCCGGCCTTCGCCTGGTAGGTCTCGACGATTGAGGCGTCGATCTTTTCCAGCAGGGCGGCGGTCGCCAGGAAGTCGCCCTTGTTGCCCAGGGCGATTGTCCAGGCCTCATGGATCATCATCATCGAACCGGGGGCCATGACGGTCTCGGCGGCGCTCACGGCCAGCAGGCTGGCGGCCGAGGCTGCCACGCCGTCGACATAGGCCGTGACCTTGCCGGGGTGCTCGCGCATGGCCTGGGCCATGGCCCGGGCGGCAAAGACGTCGCCGCCGGGGCTGTTGATCCGCAGCTCGACGTCGCCGGTCATGGCGCGCAGCTCACGGGCGAAGGCCTCGGCGGAGACGCCGCCCAGCCAGGCCGCGTTTGCATCCGAGGACACGATCACGTCATAGACCGCGAGGCGGTTACCCTCCGCACGGAAGGACCCCCGGCCGCGGTTGGCCTGGATCAGTCGGTGAAGCTGGCGCATCTAGGCGGCTCCGTTGGTTTGCGGATTCGGCGCGGACGCCGGCGAAGGGGCGGGATCGGCCGGCGGCGGCGCGGCCAGGGCGGGGAAGGGTGTCGCCGGCTGGCGCTGCAGGCTCAGGCGCTCGCGGACTTCCTCGACGGTCATGATCGGGGACTCCCCGGCCCGCCCCAGGGCGATCCGGAAGCCCTCGAGAAGGGTCTTGAAGTCGGCCCGCTCCAGCTCGGTCGTGTCGAAGGCCAGGACCTTTCGCGAGGACCGGATCAGCTTCCGGTTCAGCTCGGTCTCGATCTTGTTCAGGTGCTGGCGAAGTGTGTACCGGACGAAGCCGACGCCCATGGCCTCGACGCCCGAGCCCCAGCTGGTGGTCTTTTCGTTGTGGCCGATCATGAACGGCGGGATGCCGAAGATCCGGGCGATCTCCTCGACCGCAAACTTCCGGGACTCCAGCAGCTGCATCTCATCCGCCGGGATCGACAGGGGCGCTGTCTTCAGCCCGTTGGTCAGCAACATCGGCTTGCGGCTGTTTTCGACCCCGCCGTGGCGCTCGTTGATCTGCTCCCGCAGCTGGGCGATCGACTCGGGGCTCAGCCCCTGGTCCGTGGTCAGCACATAGTCGGGCCGCGCCCCGTTGCTAAAGAACCTGGCCGAATATTCCTGCATGGCCGAGGCGACCGGGGCCGCCAGGCGCAGGGCATTGCGGAGCGGGCTCAGGCCCTTCACGCCGTCAAACCCGAACCCGGGCACGTGGATCATGTCGTCCTGGTCGACGTACTCCCGGCCCCCAGCGGTTGACGCCGGCAGGGCGGGGTCGGCCTCAACCGTATAGACCAGGCGCGCCCCGCCGGGCATGGCGTAGGACGTCACTCGGCCATACGCCAGGGGCTCCAGCCCAGTGACCTCGCCGAGCCGGTTGCGGCGGATCCGCAGGAAGGCGTCGCCGCGCAGAAGCAGGGACAGGCCCAGGTGCTCCCACCCGGCCGCCGCATTCCAGCGCGGATTCATTTCCTCATTGAGGATCCACCAGAGGTTATCGCTGGGCATGCGCTCGCGCTCGCCGTCGGGCGCGCGCGCGTAGACCTGGACCGGCAGGGACGCGATGGTCCCGGAGATCAGGTTCACCGCGGCATAGACCGCCGAGACCGCCAGGGCGCCGCGCTCGGACAATTCCGGCAGGCCGCCCAGGTTAAGGGTCTCGCCAAACATCTGGCCGGTCAAAATATAGCTCTGGTTCCGCACGGGGGGCGGGGCAAACCAGGCCTTCAAGCTGTCGATCAGGCTGGCCATCAGAGGTAATGAATCTCCGGGGCCCGCTGGGCCTGAGGGTTTCGGCTCATCAGGATGACCGCGTTGAAGGCGGCCATCAGCGGGTCGATCTTGGCCTTGCCGGCCGCCTGCTTGGTGATCAGGATCGCGTTTCCGCGTTGTTCGACCTTGGCATTACCGACCGCCCAGGCCATCAGCCCCTGGCCGCAATGGCGCAGGGTGCCGTCGGCCAGCTTGCGTTCAGCCCCCCAGATCGCCGCAGACAGGCGATAGCCCTGGGGCACGGCGACGACCTGGTCGCCGCCGACCCCCCGGGCCGCCAGGGCGTCCACCAGGGCCGAGACCCCTTGTGGGTCCAGGCCGACACCCGCCGCGGGGGGCAGGAGGCCGGCCTTGGCCACCCGCTCGACCAGGTTGGCGACGTCCTCGATGTCCTGCGTCGGGTTGCAGCAGATGGTGACGTCGCCCTCATCCGCCAGCTGCTCCAGAAGGGGCACAATCTCTTTTCGGCGCTCGAGCACGGCTGGGTGAGCCCAGGCGTGCGACCACAGAAGCCAGTCGTCCGTCTCGCGGTCCCGGCCGAGGATGGCCAGGCCCATGAGGTCGTCCAGGCCGCCGCCGTCGATCCCGACGACCGCCACGTCCGACCGCTTCATCAGGTCGTCGAGGCCGGTCAGGTTCGGGTCCGTCGCCGCCAGCCAATAATCCGCCCCGGCCCATCGGTCGGTCTTCAGGGCCAGGCCGACCTCCACGTTGAAGTGTTGGCTAGCCAGCAGGGCCAGCTCTTGCCGGCCCGTCCGCTCGGCGGCGATCAGGGCGTTTTGCAGGAACTGAATATCGACGCTGCGGCCGAGGTTCGGATTGACCCGCCCCCAGACCTCCGGTCGCCGCCAGCCGTCGTTGGCTTGCTCCGCTTCGGGCAGCTCGTACAGGACCGCCAGGCGGGGCAGGTCCAGCAGGCCGTCCCGGACTTCCCGGGCGATCGTCAGCTCAGACCGGAAGACCCCGCTGGGCGGCGTCTTGGACTGGGTGGTGATCTGGATCAGGAAGCCGTCGGGCCTCGCCGCCAGGGCGCCCCGGATCTCCACGAAAATGTCGGCCGCATTGCTGCGGGTGGCGAAGACGTGAGTTTCGTCGATCAGGATCCCCGTCGACTTCGACCCGGTGATGACGTCCGTGTCGGCCGCCTTGATCTTCAGCTCGGCCCCGGTCGCCCGGTGCACAATGGTCTTCACGTGCCCGCGGAGGTGGAAGAGCTTCAGCAGCTCGGGGTCAGCCTCGATAATGCCCTCGGCCTGACTATAGCTGATCCCGGCGATTTCCTTGGTCGGGGCGATCAGCAGATATTCGGCGTTCGGCCGGCGGTTCACGATCATCGCCGTGACCATGATTGCCGCGGCGTAGGACGATTTTCCGTTCTTCTTGGGCACCAGGAGGAAAAGCTCCTGGACCATGCGGCGGTTAACTTCCGCGTCGTAGGACCCGAAGAGGGTCGCCACGATCTGCCGGATCCAGTCGCCGGCGGCCTCGGCCATGGGCGGCTGGCCGATCACGTCGGGCAGTCTCAGCCGGTCGAAGACCCGCAGGGCCTTGTCGCGCTCGGCCCGGAAGAGGGGAAGGTCCGGGACCAGGCTGGCGCCGGACATGATCCGGGCCTCCCAGTCGGGGACCGCAGTCCGCCAGGCGTTCACTGGATGGTCGCGGCCTGGGCGTCGGGGGCCAGCAGGTCATTGCCCCAGTCCGTCCCCTGCCCGGCCGTGGTCGCCGCTAGCTGGGCCGCTTCCTTCTTGCCGGTCGGGGTCGCCCTGGGGGACTGCGCCGGGCGGCTGGAATTGACGAAGGCCTCGGCGTCGCCCCGGGCCATTTCCTGGCGGATGTAGTTGGCCGCCGAGACGTTGCCGCCCAGGGCCTTCTTCCACATGGCCTCGATCAGCACCTGGCGGGCCAGCTCGGAACCCGAGCGAAGCTCCCGAAAATAATACTTCCGCAGGGTCGGCTCCGACAGGCCCAGCCGGGACGCGATCGCCTCGACCGTCGCCCCCGTCGCCCGAAGAACCCCCACCTTTTCAGCCACTTGCGGCAGTCGCCGGTGACGCTTCCGCCCCCCGCGCCCCGGGGCCTCCACCCAGGGATCGCCCAGCAGGTCGACCGGGTCCGGATTCTCGCTCATCGGGAAAAAAACCTGCGAATGGG